GTCTAACCAACCGCCGTGTCCATCACTTACTAGGTTCAGTTTTTTCGCCTGCATTGATGCCTGCGATTGTGCTTCTTTAAGGAACTGAAAGAAGTTCTTCATTGATATTGATAATCCTTATACATTATTTAGCAATTCCATTAAACTTGACTGCAAGATTAATATATTGACCTAATTTGTGACTGATTCCAGTTTTATTAGTTCTAATTGAAAAATTCAAAGTTGTAGTATGAGTTCTACATGTTAAATCAATATGCCAATTTTGTTTTGAAGTTTTCGATGGATATGCTTTTATGCCATTTGCCTTCTTGGATGTCTGAACACAATCTTTAATAATATTTTCATCATCAATTATTTTAGTTGTTTTACCTGCTGCTTTCAACACAATTAGCGGAACACCTTCTTGCTCGGCAGCAACTTCACGAAGTAACCAGTTCTTTGCCTTGGCAGGATTTTTATTCATCATATCGCAAATATACTCTCTAATAAAATTTAATTGAGCATCATATAGAATTTCATATTGTTTAATGCTACTCTTCTCAAAGGCACCAATAACTTTTGTCATTGCCTGCTTTCCATATGTGGATTGTGCAGTTATGTTGGGTATTCCTTTATAGAAAGTTTCATATGATTCTTTCTCAAGTTTTGCATAATCACTCAACATTCCAAAAGAAGTAAAGATGGGTCTAACATAACTATTGAACTGTGGTTCAGCAGTTTTTGCTCCACCAGCTTTAAGAGAAATGCCTAAAATATTTCCATCATCAAAAACAGCAAAAATATCACCCTTATGATTAGGTGCGACTCCATCGGGTTTTAGATTGTTGCGATATCCCCAAACAACTTTTTTTATTTTTTTTCTTTTGTTCTCACCAATCAACCACTCTGTGATTGCTTGAGCATTTGTCGTCTTCTCTTCAAATTTAGAAGAGGTTGGTGCTTTATCTAAAAATGGTTTTCCAGCATCATATGCACTTTTATTTTTATATGCACCAAGATTTTGCTTATTTGCCTTTACAAGTTTATTGTAAAATACAGCTGGTTCAAGATTTGTACTAACATCTGCTTCAAAAGCAATTGCTGGAAACAGTTCAGTTATAGTTGAGTTAAGAGTGGTTTCCTGCATCCCACCCTTAGTATTTTTATATACGATATAAACTTTTTTACTAAAACCTTCGACCTGAGTCAAATCTGTTGTAGATTTACTCTGCACATATTTTCTACTACAACGAAGTCCAGAAACTCTTTCAAGTTCCATTTCCAAAGTTTCTTGAGTTTCAAGTCTATCCTCATCACACATAACGTAGATGTATGATCCTTCAGTTCTTTTAGTATCAATCGACATTCCCAAATCATAAAGGTTATCATTGATAACCGTTACTGTTTTGGTATAAAGATCCGTATCAAGGAGACTTTTAGCCATTATTTTTTTTAAATATTTATGGAGTTATAACCCCTTGAGGTAGTCTTTCTCTATTTGATAAGGAACTATCTCACCAGTCTTAAGTTTCCATGCATACTCCAGTTCAGGTAATAACCATTCATGAACTGGAGCACATGCTTTCCAATTGACTGGTTGAATACAATTCATCACAACTACAGTCCAGAATGCTGCAATGTAGTTAGTGATGGTTAGCATTAAACGTCTCCTTCTTCCCTGTTCTCAGAATTATAAACATCAAACTCACCACCAGGATATCGTGCCTTTAACTTATCTACGTTCATCTCAATAACTTCATCAAAGGTAGTATCAAGTGCCATACATGCCTGTGCCAGATACCAACAGATATCACCCAGTTCACGTTTCATGTGAAAGACATTCTCTTCGTTGTAAGGTTTGCCTTGCAAAAAGATCTTCTTTACTACTTCAGTAAACTCACCTGCTTCTGCAGATAGTCCAAGAGCAGCAGTTAAGAGTTGAGTAACGTTGCAGTCATCAGTAATTTCAAGTTCACTCATACGTGCTGCAAGAACTGGCCAGTCAAGACTAGGATCACTGGTTACTCCTTTTACAAATTCAAGATACTTTACGGTGTCAACTTTTTTTTCCATATTGTTTAATTGTTGTTGATAAAATTCTTTAGTATACCCATCATTGAATGGGGAGTTTGCTTCAATTTGAAGTTGTAGTTTATTCATCAATCGTGATAGTTGGGGATGAATGGTTCTTGACAATTTGGGGGGAGTTCTTTAATTTCTACTTCTTTCCAACTACCACCAACACCGCCGTCCATATTAACAACGATATCTTTAGTTGGGAGTTGTTTGCCAGAAGAAATATCAATGATATTACCAGGTGAAGGAATGAACGAATAATAATGTCCTTCCCATCTACGGTTTCTCATACCAAGAAGGTTAACTGCATCCTTTTCGGCACCACAGTCAGCAATCTTTTGACCTCTAGGATTGAATACAGAATAGTGACCGTTCAAAACTTAAATCCCTCAAATGATTTTTTTGGTTTTGCTTCATCGTTATTATACTCTTCTTCTCTACCACTGTCAATGATATCATCTTGTGCTGACTGCTCACAATCATACAGACGCATCTTGGCACGGTCAATACCAACCACAAACCTCTTGGAGATGGTTGGATCATTGTATCTATTCTTTAATTGCTTCACCATAATTTGCCCGAGTCCTTCAAGATCTTCAGTTGAAATAAGGGCAAACATAAGATCAGCAGTAGCAGGGAGACCAAAGGACTCACTAGTGTCAGTAAGCTCAACATCACTGCTGCCATAACCAGAACGAGTGGTCTGCGTGGCAGAAACGATAGGGACGTTTGCTTCACAAGCCAATCCTCTAAGTTCTTCAGCAATAGCCTTGACAACTGTATATGAATTGACATTGCTACCAGCGCGATATCTTTCGGAAGCACATATATTAAGGTAATCAACGAAAATAATATCAGGTCTAAATGACTTCTTAAGTGCAAGTTCATTAAGAAGTGCCCTAAAGTGTCCACTATGTGCGCTTGCTGTTGGATATTCTTTAATTATGAGAGAACCTTGAGTTTTCTGAGAGAGTTTTGTTACCTTTTCCTCAAACATTAATTTGGGGAGATCTGTTATCTCTTGAATAGGTACATTGAGTAAGTTAGCATCAATTCGCTCCGCAATTTTCTCTTCAGCCATTTCAGCCGTGATGTATAATACGTTTTTCCCTCCCAGGAGTGCGGCAGCTGCAACATGACACATAAACAAACTTTTGCCGACACCAGTGCCAGCGAGAGCAATGTTAAGTGTTTTATTCGGGAGACCACCCTTCGTAATCTTATTGAAATACTCAAGGTCGAATGGGATTTTGTCTTCTTTGCGATGGTATGATTCATATCTTTCTTCATAGTCAAGTAAGTAATCATGTCCCACATGTGCATCAAAAGAGACTGCTAGAGCCTCTGATAAAATACTGGGAATTGCATCACGATCTTTGTCTTTGTCTTTCCCATCAGCAAGGGAGATAGACTCCATCAGTGCCAAATATATGGCACGATCTCGACACCATTTTTCTGTAGTATCACACAACCAATCATAATCAGTGGCAACATCCTCAAGATAACTAATAAATTTAGTTACCTCAGTAAAAGAAGTATCAGTAATATCCTGACGTTTTTCTACTTCAATACATAGAACTTCTTTGGTTGCAGGTTTATTATATTCCGTAACAAATTTTTCAATCTCTTGGAATACTATCTTCTGATGAGAATCTTCAAAGTAATCCGATTTAATAAAAGGAATTACCTTACGGAGATATTCCTCATTATAAAGAAGATTTCTTAAAATTAGGATTTCAACTTTGTCCATGCGGAATGTCAAATACGAAGGTTATACGTGTTTCATCACCGATATTAACGGTTCCATGAGGTAGTTTGTTATTGAACCAAAGAAGAGTTCCTGGTTCAACAATGGCAGTTTCTTTGCCACAGAAATATTGATACCTTCCAAGTATGGAAAGGTGATACCTGTTTCTGCTCAGATAGTATGTTCCTTCATCAATATGTGCCCCAACAATCTCATCAATAGGGAGTGAAAGAAAACCGCATCTGTGAATGTCTGCATTCTTAAATTGCTTACGTATGATCTTTCGGATCTCACTATGATGTGCATAGGCAGGAGTCTTGATGTTTATTTCCGAGTCTCCAACAAAGTCTTCTTTGGTTTTGACTCCACCCATTATAAGTTGAAGTGCGCTGATTGGCAAGTC